CGAAAGAGAGGATTAACATCTACACCCGCCGTCGTATCTGCATTTGTCACAGTGCAGTTGTTAAACATTAACGGGTCTTCAGGGTCGGTGAAGATGTTATTAGATACGGTTATTGTATCTATTACCTGATCCTTAAACTGGCAAGGCCAGTACATTTTATGGAAGATATTATTGGCCACCGTGACGTTAGTCCACGTCACGGGATTTCCCCCAATCGTTGCGGTCAGATATATTCCGAAAGCCTGAAGAACAGAGTGATAAATCACATTGTTCAGCACATTAAAATTATTAACTGTCGGGGTAAATGGATTAGCCGTTGAGTTAACAAGGTTATGAGTTATTCCATACCCTGCTGCCGTGCTGTTATTGCGGCCAAGGTTATCAAAAATATTATAAGCCAAATGTAAGCCGTCAACATTGAGTATCCTTGTATCGGCGTCCTGCCTCAGGCTAAGAGAGAATCCTATTGTAAAATTCCTGACATAATTAGCGGTAAAGAACACGCCGTCTGCTGATCCTGACTCAAGTAATAGTGCTGACTCCGCAGTATGAACAGGTTGGGCGTCCATAACAACAGTGTTGCTATAAATCTTCGCCGCAAAGCCGTAGTTATACTTATCGTCCCATCCACGTCCCGCAAGGTCTATACCGCCTCCGTTACAGTAGTTTCTGTAAACCTCCACGCCTCCGGTCCCGTTCCATAGCTCAATCGCAAAGGCATAGGATGATATGCTGGCGGCATCATGCAGAGTAAGGTAAAACTCATTATCATAGATTTTTGCCCCACGAATGTAGCCTGATATACACTTCAGTCCATAACCATACCTGCCCCCCGTCTTATTGTCAAATAGATTGTCGTGCACCAAGGCACCGCTTGTTCCAACTATCTCAAGGGCTGAGTAGGCAAACCAGACATTTGCACTATATTCAAAATCGTCACCGTTATTAATAAAATTACAGTCATATATTTCTATCCCTGTAGCGTAGGTTGTAGGCTCTGCGCTGCCCGATACCCTGCCGTTGAATATAACCACGTTTGTGCCTTCGCCAAGGAAGTCTTTAATCGTAACGTCATGCAGCTTTATATTGCTTCTGCCCCTTGCAAGGATAGCCTGCTCTGCTGTGAGATCACCGTCAAGAGTAAGGTGGCTGATACTCTGATTTCCGTTGGCACCTTCGGCTCCGCTGATTAATGAAAGCATTGGTTCAACTGCGGCAGTTGCCAATAGAGTAGTGGTAGATTCGCCCGCACCAAGCAGAGAAATGGCTTCGGGTACGGTTATCGTTGTGCCGATATTATAGGTTCCCGCGTTGATATAAATTGTGTCTCCTGATGTGGCCTGAGTAATTGCATAGGCAACGGTCAGATACGGCGCTCCGCTGGTACCGTCACCGGTTCCGTCATTGCCTGTGGTAGCGACATAAATCCAGTCAGCCGGTCCACGGGAAGCACGGTAATCATTGCATGAGAGCAGTAGTAAAAGGGGCAATATCCACAGTAGTTTTTTCATCGGCATTAATTAAATGGTTCCCAGCGGGTTGTTGGTGTAGCACGTACACAGCCATAAAAATTCAGGTCAGAGGTTTTAAAAACCACCTTGCCCACAACAGCCGTCACCGTTGTATCTCCTACATGAAACAGCACGGCATCGGTCAGGTCCTCCAAATCCTTCAATGCCTGCATCTCGTCGTTGGTCAAAAGCTCCATATCAAGGCTGTCAAGCATGATGATCACATCATTGATCTTTATAAAGGCTGTCCTCAGCGGGTCGCCCGTTCCATCGTTGGCTGTCGTTCCGATGTTCACCGTGTCAAGGGCACGACTAAAGCTCATGTCCTCACGGCTCTTTATTTTGTCGGTCAGCAGCACCACAAGAATAAACGTCAATGCTGCAATGGCACCAAACAGGAGATAATCCCTTCCTTTCATGATTATCCGGCGTAAGCAATGAGTACAACATTAGCTGCAACCGTCAGCGTAGAGACAGGGTGCTTGAAGGTCAGCAGCTCAGTGATTGATGTCAGGTCAGTCCCAACAATCTTATTCAGCGTTGGCAGGTCAATAGCTGTCTTGCCTTCCGGTTTTATCTGAAGGGCAGAGATAGCAGCAGCAGCCCCGGTCACAACCTTGATGGCAGTGACCCCCTCAATGAGAGTGCCCGCTGACACGGCGTAAGTACCGGCTGCGTTGATTATCTGACAGCCTCCGGCTCCTGAGAGTTTTCCTAATTCATTCATGATTATATTGTTATTAGTCTGTTATTTCTTGGTTTACTACAGTCGTAATAAGGGAAGCTGCTGCTGTTGGCCTCAATGTATTTCTTGCAGTCCTCCCAGTATTGCAGGGCGGTTTCTATTGCAAGGTCCCGCAGGTTCTTTTTATCACCCTGACTGGCCGGCTGGCTGTCCTCATTTGACTTTATGACGAAGCCGGAGAACGTGTCTTCGAGGTTATCAACGATGTAATTGGCAAAAAAGAAGTTTGCGAGGACGTATTTCAGGCCGTCGAAGGTGTACGACACGCCGTTATAGGTGAATGTTCCACCGGCTAAAAGAGCAGCATTAGCGGTTGACGTAGGATTCTGAATGAGATCCTGGAACATATCATAGCCAAGCAATGGCTTGAGGTCTTTCACTTGCGTCAATTCTGCAAGCCTGTCGAACTTCCGGGCGAGGTTATTGGCTGAGATGGGGCGGATAGCTGTCTGATCGCTTTGTGTCCAGAGTATCGTCATGGCTGTACGGGTGTTTTTGGTGTGAAGTCCAGCTCACGTATTTCCCAGTTGCGCCCACGAAGTGCCGGGTCAATGAAGTTCTTGAACAGCTCGTTGAAGATCTGAGTGACCTTCATCCGGGCGTCAACTGTCATGGCGTTGTAAAACTCGGCCGCTTGCTTCAGGGCTTCCCCGGAGGTGGTGCCGAGCTGTGAGGTTTCATAGTCAATGAGTATCTGAGGGATGGCGTTAAAAGCCTTCCTGATGGCATTCTGTGTTGAGCTTTCGTAGCCCTCGAACATCTTGTCATTGATGTTCTGCTCAATCTTTTCGAGTTTGACGTTTTCACCATCAATGATTTTACCGTCCGGGCCGAAGCTGCCCTCAAGGACCATCATGGCCTTTTCATGGTCGCCGCCTATGAAGCCCTGCATCTTCTTTACAAAGTCATCAGCTTCGTCGTAGGTGTTAAACTTCGTGTGATGAAGGATGTACTTCAGGAAAAAGCCCCGGCGGAGTTCGCCGTTTTTGAAAATGGCTATCTGCGATTCCGTGTCAGCGTCCCACTTGGTGACGTCGATAGGGGAGAGAGGGTATATATATTCGTCGTCAAGAAATGAGTAGTACATCTGTCCCTTCCACTTGCCAAATGATCCTGCGGCGGCGACCTGTGCGTCAATGACAGCCTTGAGAGGGTTCCACGCATCGACGGCAATGTATTTGCCCCTTTCGAGTTTAGGTCCTTTCCACCTGTCCCAGTTGTTGTAAACGACAATCTTTGCGCTGAAGTCCTGGTCATCCATGTCACCTAACCGGCAGTACCGGAATGGCTCAATGCGAAACGCCGAAGGGTTGTACCCGGTGAACTGTGCCCGGACGTACACCCCGTTGAACTTTGCTATTGAAGATGCAATTTTCCGCAGCAGCTCCAGTGCGGTGATGCTTCTGAAATTATCCTTGCCGACGATAACCGTGTTCAGGCTTTCATCTGCGAAGCCCTGACCGGAAAGGAACCGGGCGTACATTCCGGCAGCAGCCTTTGCCGTGACGGATGAATTGATAAGCCTCTCCATGCGTGACGGATAGGCGTTGTCTATGTCATAAGAAATAATACCATCAACCTTTACGGGCTTGAGTGTAAAAGGGGCAGGGAGGTCAACAAGTGTCAACCTCCTTGATCCTGACGAATGTTTCTCAATTGACCTTCTTTCGGTGATCTGATCCATAGCTTTTCACGTTACAGATCATTTGCTTTTCTTTGCTCTCGGCTTCTTCTCGGCGGGTGCCGGGGCTGGAGCATCTTCATTAACTATGAAATTGCCTATTGCCTTCGGGAATCTGGCAAGGTAAGCCTCGGCTATCTCGTCGGTTATGGTTGACGAGTTGTAAGCCTGACCGCTGTAAACGATCACCAGTCCCGGTTTAAGTTGGTATTTCATTGTATCGAGTTTTTTTTGTTTTTCAAGGCCCTCAAGTGTGAGCCTCCGGTAATATGTCCGTACAGAGCTGTCACAGGCTGATACGGGCGAACCTCCATAAAAGAGATTCCTGGTATAAGTGATTACCGCCTGCCGCAGTGGAAGGGTCTGTAAAACCTCCTCCACCGGGTAAGCGAGTAATTCAGTCAGTGTCATGACTCAAGAGCGACGAGTGCTGAGAGGGACTGTGAGTAAGAGGTATCCCAGAACACGTAGCGTGAATGAGATTCTTCCTCACCGTCACGGGTTGCAAACTCGTAGGTCGGTATGCCGTTATTGTCGTTGGCCCTGTAGCTCAATCCTGAAGGATGGAGGCCGGTTTCAAGCCCGAAGATCACAAAGCAACCCTCGGTTTTCTTTCCCTTCAGCTCGGCAACAATGACAATATCTGTCATGTCGTCCATTGCCTTCACTCCCGCGGCGCTGCGGTCATAAGGCTGGAAGGAGAAGTAATGCTTGAAAGCATTGGGCAAGTTGTCGGCAATAACAGCGTCAGCGCCAATGTTCGCTTCTTTCTTAACGGACGTAACAGGGTAGGCCACCGTTGACCCCGCCATTGCTATGGCAGTACATTTGGTTTCCGTTGATCCGTCCATCGTGAAGGTTGCGTCGGCCCGGTTGATCGCCCACATCTTCGGCTCAAGTCCGCCTGATGGCCTGTTAGTACAGGAGTTGGTGATCGATGCTGCTATTTTGGATGCGCAAGCCATATTAGTTCGCTTTTATGATTCTGAACCTGACACGCGTGAGCAACATATCAGCGCCGCTTGCGCCGTCAAATGCGACCCGAATATATGGGTACATTAGACCCGGTATGTTACGAGTATAAGTGACGAGCTGGGCGGTTGACATAACGCTGTCTGCTACGGTGAATGTTTCTGTAAGTGCCGTAAACGAGTTGAGCGAGAACACTGTGTCTGCCGTTGTAACTCCCCATGTAACCGCAGATCCTATATCATAGAACGTGGTGTTGTCCCACGAGCCTTGTAGCTTAACAGCGATGTCGGCCCCGGTTCCGAGACTGTCTGCTTCAATCTGTGCGTTCACATGGTAGAAATAGTCCTTATTGACATAGACATTGACAAAAAGGTCAGTGCTTGCGTCGAGAGTGTCACCGGCAACACCTACATAAGTAGCAAAGTGCTGTGTGCTGCCGATTGTCAGATCCTGTGCCTGTGCCGTGAAAGCAAAAGCAAAGAGGGCGAGTATTACGAGTATATTTTTCATTGTCTTGTCCTCCTTTCTTAGTATGCTACAGCAATGAGTTCGTTTTGAAGCAGAACCGTGTCGAGGTAGAATGCCACGTCAATATAATGGCTCTTCGTTACCTTGTCGTAGAAAGCATCCAGCGAGTTCATGCTGCCCTCGTCAGAGGTAGCGATCGGAATGTTCCCGATGGGTGTGAGAATTGCCCTGTGAGGATAGAGCAGGGTTGCGCCCAGATCGTTCCATTCACGGATATTCTTGTCCCAGTCGTCACGGATGATGATCGGAATGCCCCTGTAGCGGAACTCCCTTTTGCCATCTTCTGCAACCTGAAGGGTGAAGCCGAGAGACTTGTCCTCAAGGTAATCTTCCCAGTTGTTGGTAAGCGAACGTGTCACCTGGTACACAAGACCTCCGACGGTGTGCGCCCTGCTGTCGATGTTGCTGTACAGGTAGCGGAACACGTTAGCGGCACGGCTCGGGTCGAGAGCCAGCTGTGCGGCCTCGGTTGCGAGTACGTTCTCGGGGATCGTGTAACGGACGAGAGTGGCTGCAAAAATCTGCTTCCACAGGCCGTCGATCATGTTCAGGTAGGCAATGTCTTTCCCTGCGGTAATGTAACCAGCGTTAGTTACGAGGGCTGCGTCCTTGTCGCCGAAGGAAGAAATACGAAGGATAGCTTCGTAAGCAGCGTCGACGGTGCGGTCTGCGAGGAAAGCCATCATTGCGTTGTCAACCTCTTCCCATGTCTTATTGGCGACACGTGACTTCTTCCACAGCTTGAACAGCTGAGACACGTCGTTCTGGCAATGTGTCAGGCGGAAGTCAATGAGGGCCGGGTCGTAATACTTCTCGGTGAGGTTAACCTTCTCCGTAGAAGAGTTAGGGGTACATCCCGAAGATGCTTTTCCGACTGCCCCCAGCAGGCCGAAAATAGGGATTTGGGTTTTCATCTGAATGCCCGTCCTTACGTCGTGGGCTCTGCTGAGCAGCGGTTTGTTATAAACCTGCTCAAACACAACTTCAGAAACTGTTAACGCCTCCTGTGGACTCAGCGTCAAGTCAGCGGTGTCGATGAGTGATGCCATTATTTGCTTGATTTAAAGGGTTTGCGTACTACTTCCCCGTCCGGTTGCGTCGGGGGCTGTGGCTTAAAGCCTTTGATGTCAGAGGTGATCTGAGCCTTGAAAGCCTCGAGGTCGCTCTGCACGGCGGCAAGAGTTTCCTGTGCTTCCTTCAGTGATGCGTCACGTTCGGCCAGCTGTGCCTTCAGCGTCTCGTTCTCCTGTGCTACTGCGTCAGGCGCTGGCTCAGGTTCTGCCGGGGCTTTGATTTCAGTCACTGCTCCACCAGAGAACACATAGATTGTCCCGTCGGGCATAGTAAATTCACCTTCGGCCGGGGCGCCATCGACGGTGGCCGTAGAGCCGACCTCTATCTGTAATGCCTCCTGGATATCCTCTCCGAAGTCAAGGTTCTTGTCGTCGGCCGTTTTCAGCACAAGGGCTTTTATCAGTCCCTGCTTCTTGAACAGCGCCTTGATTTTGGAGAATATGCTGTTGCTCTTCTCCTCAATCTTGTCATTGATTTCTTTTTCTGTCATATTGCGAT